TTCCGCTCAGACAGGGTAAGGGTCTTAGCCTTGCCCCGTCCAAGCTTGCCCAGAGCCACCGCGTTTGGGTTTTTCACAAGCGCACTTTAAACGCTTTACTGATGGCGTGTCAAACGCGGGCGATCACCAAGTTTCATATTCCACTTTGCCGGTCTCATTGAGTGCACGGCGCAATAGGCTCAGCATGTGCGTGCTCGTTCTGTCGCCTTCGGTTCGACTGCCATCAGACCATTCGACATAGGCCGTAATCTGCCCACTGTCGGAGTACTCACGGATGTAAGCGCGGCGGATTGTTTTTGATTGCGCGCTCATTTAAAGACTGCGACACCGCGAGTATAAATCTCGTCCAAGTCGCCTCCGTTCAGGTCTGACTTTCGCCCTATGTAAAGTGATTCCCCTCGCGGGTCACCTTGATGATACGACCAAAGTTCTGGGTGATTGGACATGATTTTGTCCAATCGCTTTTGTGCCCCGGCCTCGCGATCAGGTATGCGGTAACGGGTAACCTCGTTACTAGTGTGCGGGTGAATTTCCATGTAGGGCTTCCCGTTCTCCTCGTCGCGCACGATTGCCCATGATTTGTAATTGTCCGAATTACCGCATTCAGCCTCATCCCATCGGCTGAATGTCATTGCGATTCGACGCAAGGCCAGTTGCTCCTCGACACTGAATCCCAGTTTACTTAGGCGCCCAAGCATAAACAAAGTAGCCTTGGTCATTTTGCACCTCCCTCGCACTTGGCGATTGCGGCGCGTAGCACGTTTGATTGGAACATTCCATTAGCGCATCGAAGGTCACGCTTGACCGTTAGAGCCTCTTTCGCCGCCGCCAGCAACTCATCGTGCTGGGCTTCCAACGCCCGATTGAGCGTTTCCAAGTGGTCCCTATAACCTAAAAGACAAAGCACCTCATGGGCTCTGTCCTCATTTCCAAACTGGCATGACTCGATAAAATCTGAGTAATCATGCTCGGCGTTTGACGGTTCATCTGGGAGCGCCGCAGCGTGTGTTGATTTGTAAAACGCCAACGCCGCTTTATCTGCAGCTATTGCTTCTGATGTGGGTAGAGCGCGATTCTGGCCCGCGCCGGCCGTTGTCTGTTGTTTTTCTATGTTCATCGTGGGCACGCCCACGCTCGCGAGCGAGCGTGCCACCGCCGAACACTTAGCTTTGGTATTTAGTGAACAATCTTTGGCTTTCGGGTGAAATCACACATTGCTTCGTCATTCTCCTTCGAGTCTGGTGGAAAGCAGCTTTTCTATTGCTATGCGTGCGTTCCGGCAGTCATCTGCTGAATGCCACAATGACCCTTGCGAGGCTGTCAGTTCAGCCAGCCTGAGATCACTTAACGCGTGTTCCATTAAAGAGCGTATAAGTTGCCCTGCATCACGGGCCGTGCTCTTGTTGTCTTGTTCTGTGTTCATCTTACAGCCTCCCTTTCAAAAGAGGCTGTGTAGGCGAACGCGGCTTTACAAAGCAGTTTTGTAGGCTTCGCTCGCGTAATAGTCGAATGAGGCAACCGAATCGTTTAGTCCTGTCCACTCTGACACCCCGGCGCAGCAGAGCGTGTGTCTGCCATCCACGCCACACTCGACGTTAATTCCGTGTTCGAGCGATTCGTACGCGAGCTGATACGCCCCGTTGCATATTTTCACGCGAGGCGTGTGTTCTGCGGTGCGAAACGCAAATTGCAGGAATTTCGTTTGCGCTTCGGTTTTATTATGGGCGACAACCGTTGGCCCATACGAACCAAACGGGCCAACGCGTTCAATGTCTCCATCGGCCTTTAGTTCAAATTTGTGCATCTTGCGAGACGCTTTGCCCTCGCCCATTACTGCTGTTTGTTCTCTGTTCATCATCACCCAGAATACTGTAAAGCGGTTTACTGTCAACAGGAAACATTAAAAAATATGGCCCTATTTTAATGCTTTTTTTGGCCTCAAAATGATGCAAACTGTGGTACCAAAATGAGGCCAGGCCCGAAACGTATCGTCAACGGCAAACATCTTTCCCCGCAGCGCACCGCCCAAATCCTTGCAGGCCTTTGCGCCGGCCACTCAATTAACCAGGTCGCAAAGGCTACCGGCGCCAATTGGTTCACCGTCCGCGCAGTGCAGTTTAATCATAGTAAGACTGTGGAAGATAAGAAACGTCTCCTAGCCGATCGTAGCGAAAATGCCGCCGCAGATGCCCTTGACATTTTGCACCATAAACTCTTACGCGATGGCCACTCATTGCGTACCGCCGAACTAGTACCCGTCTATGGCGTACTCATAGATAAAGCCGCACTCCTCCGCCAGGATCCCACCTCCCCTATTCAAGTACAACACCAGCATATCCACGCTCACATACGCGAACACCTCCCGCTAAACGAAATACTGGCACGCCTCCCAAAATCGCGTAACGAGCAAAACCCTCACGCTCCAGAATGACCGTAAAAGCGTTTTTACACACTGCCCCGCTATCCTGACACTCCGAAATAACGTTTCACGACTGGCGAAAGGCCATGCATTGGTGAGGCCACACCGCACCTGCAACTAAGCAAGACTTCTCCCACTGCCACGCAAACACACTGTCACAATGCATTGTGTCATATGTGTGTGCTAACCACAAAAAGCGCTTTGTCTCGTTAGGCGTAGCTGTATCCGAGAAGGCAGTTCTACCGATTTTAATCAGGCCATTTTTTTTCTGTCAAGCTTATTTTCTTGGACAACGGATTCCTAATCCGTTGTTTTACCTAGCATGGCACTCCTCTGTTGACGTTCTGTTGACAGGAAAAGCCGCCTTCATCCGCCTCACCTCTTGCGCTTGCACAGGGGCGGGGGGGGATCCATCGCTCTCGCTTGCGCCTGTGCACTCGAAGGTTTGTCTTTTTCCGGTAGTTTTGGTATAAAAAGGGTTTTATGGAGGAGAAGACGTTGGAAGAGATCATAAAACCGCTTGCAGCGGATGACCGGAACTGGAACACGCAGGAGGTGGCGGAAGCGACATTACGAAAGGCGTGTGAAGAATGGGGGTTAATAGAGTATGAGCGTGGGCATGAGAATGGGGTATTAGACGCAGAGTAAAAGGGTTTTATGGAACTATTGGAGGAGCATCCAGTATTGTGGTTACCGTTATTGGGGGAGATGGCGGGGTTGGGTGAGGTGGAGGTAAACGGGTATTTAGAGGCGCGGTGTGATGCGATAGAGAGGGAGCGGGTGGATCCGTTGCGGTATGGGTTTAGGCCGGAGGTATGGGATGTGTGCGATGATTTGTTGCGGGGTGGGGTGAGAGTGGTGTTGGACTGTACGCGCTTAGGGAGGTTGGGGGTAAAGGGGGATCCGGTGCCGGTTGAGATGCGTGGGGAGAGTATATTGTGGATAGCTGGGAGTCAGAGGTCGAGTAAGACGGAGTATGCTGGGCGCAAGTGTGTGGAGGTGCTTGTGAGCGGGAAGCGGACGCGTGGGTGGAGTTTTGCGGACAACGCGACGAAGAGTCGGGCGCAGCAGCAGCCTGTGGTATGGAAGTATTTGCCTTTTGAGCTGCGGCGGATGTGTGAGCGGAGCGGGAAATGGCGGAGTGGGAGTGAGACCAATGTGGGGTATAATTTGAAGACTGGGTTTACGGATGACAGTCTGGCGATTTTTGGGTCGAGTCATTGGTTTAAGAACTACGAGCAGGACATTGGGCAGGTGGAGGGGGACCAGTTGGACATCATCTGGCTGGATGAGTTGCGGAATTTGGAGTTACTGAAAACGCTGCGGTTTCGGATGGGGGACAGGGGGGGGCTGATCATAGCGACGTTCACTAGTATTTCGGAGAAGTTTAGCGCGATAGACAGGGAGTTTAACCAGGGGAGCACGACGCTCTTGGAGGTGGAGGCGCCGCTGTTGCCGGTACGCGGGCGGGATGGGAATGAGACCGGGCAGTATGAGAAGGTGCCGCGGATAAAGAGGGCCGGGAGTGGGAGTGACGGGGATTTGCGGGCTAACATAGTTTATTTTCATATAACGGACAATCCGTATTACGGGTGGGAAGCGCGGCGACCTAACGAGCAAAAGAGCGGGGCGCAACGTTTTTACGAGCTCTTGAAGGGAGCGCCGCGGGAGAAGGTGCTTTCGCGGGCGTATGGGATCTTGACTACCGGGGCGGCACAGGCGTTTCCTCTCTTCAGGGAGGCGGTGCACGTGGTAAAGGCGGGGGCGGTGCCGCCGGGCAGTGTGAAAGGCCGCTTTGGGGAGAAAGTGGGTGTAGCGACAAATTACATGGTCTTAGATCCGTGCAGTGGGCGCAACTGGGCGTTTGTGTGGATTCGGGTGACACGGGATGAGAGGTGGTGGGTGTACCGTGAATGGCCGACTCACGGGCACGTGGGCGCGTATATTCAGGGGGTAGGCGACCCCGGGCCGTGGGCTTGTCCGAGTAGCGAGAAGATGGACGGGGAGAAGGGTCCGGCGCAAACGCCCTTCGGGTTTGGGCTTTTGCGTTACCGCCAAGAGATCGCGCAGGCGGAAGGCGAGGAGGAGATATTTGAGAGGTGGATAGACTCGCGTTATGGGGCCAGTCCGACCACGCAGTACGAGGGGAACACGACGTTGATAGAGCAGTTGGAGGGACTGGGTTTAAGTTTTCTGGCGGCGAGCGGGAAGTCGATTAAAGAGGGGATCGACCTGATAAACGATAAATTGTATTACGACGAGGGGACAAAGATTGGGGAGTTTAGCAAGGATCTGGCTCGGGTTAACGTGCCGCAGCTAATGGTGAGCGAGAACTGTCCCAACACGATCTTTGCCTTGAAAGAGTGGACGGGGAAAGACGGGGAGCAGGGGGCCTGCAAGGACTTTGTTGATCTGCTGCGCTATGCGCTTCTGGCGCGGTTGAGTTATGTTGGCGAGGATTCGTATGTATGGCGGAAACTTGCCTAAAAAAAGGAGTAGTGATGAAACTACGAGTTGCCAAATGGTAGATAGGACGCAACGCAAAAAATGTAACTGAGATAGCCTTCTTCTACCAAGGGGGCGAGTAATCGCTGCTCCTTTCTTTAGGCATGAAACCCGAGCGTGCAAGGAAGCCGATACAATTTTTCTGTGGGACTCTCCCGTGGAAGCAACTTCGGTCCTACCCTGACATTGGGGACTATCAATGTAACGCGGACAATTCGCCTGCGGTGATTGGCGCTGCGGATACCGGCAACGACATATCAAACTGCGCGATCTTGGTTCACGAAATTGTGGAATCGTTTTTAAATTTTCTGCACGGGGTGAAGGAGGAGGACATAACGCTCTTTGACAAGAAGTGGTTCGCGGAAGAAGCGGCGGGGGTAAAGCATTTGCAGGAGGGGCCGGGGGACGATCCTTTAGCCCCGTACCACACCTGGCACCTGGTCGCTACCCGATTCGAGCGGGAGTTTATCGAGCAAGCAGGAATGTCGTGGGCTGAACACGAGGAGAACTGCTCTCGTGTGTACCGGAACAGTTATTAACTTGACATGACCACTTGTACTGTATAGCAATTCTTTCATGGCTGGCGGCAGCGGCAACATGGCTTTAAGCAGCCTCTTCCCCGGGATGGGGCAGTTGGGGTTGACCGGGAACGCGCCGTTTGAAATTCGCGGCCCATTGGCGAGGAACCAGTATAGCGGGTTTAGCGGGGGCACGCCTGCCCAAGGCGATGGATGGAATCTGGCAGGTTCAATACAAAGCAGCGATCCGGGGGCGCTTACGGCAATCAAGGCCCCCGGTTTTACGCCTGCTGGTGTCTCGCGTAACAACGATCCCATGATGCACAGGGCGATGATGAGGCGCAGAGCGCCGATGATGCGCCGCCGGTTCCCTGTGGCAGACCCGGCCCAGTACATGGGCAGGATGCGCTACTAGTAGAGGCTTATGGGCGGGGGCCAAAGTCTTACCGGCGGTCAAACCACGGGGCAAAACCAGCAGTCACAGCAGCAGTTTGACCAGAACCTCATCATGCAGCAAATGCTGGCACAGATTCAGCAGTCGCAGGCTGGGTCGCAGATCGGGATACCGCCGTCGCAGATGCAATCGATGTACGGTTCGGGTCCGCAGGCGAGTTACGACCCGTGGAGTTACGGCGGGGGCGGCGGCTATGGCTAAGCTTGCCGATCATCCACTGTACGGCAACGAGGGACTGGTCAAAGAACTCAGCGAGTGGCTTCTTTCCCACGGGCACACCGTGTTGCAGATGTTCCAGTTTGGAGGGGACGAGAAAGAGCATTCGCTTAAGCTTTTGGAGATGCTCGATGTACGCCGGGTGGAAACCGTGCTCTCGCTGGGGTGCGGCATTGGCGGGATGGAAGCCTATTGGAAAAAGGAAGACCCCTATTTAAAATTTGATCTGGTCAACACTTCCACCGCGCAACTGGAAATGTGTTTGTGCGAAGGAAAACGGATATGCCATGATGCCGAGACCTATCAATACCGTGATGGGATCTACGATCTAGTGGTGATGGCGTATGTACTGGGGCATGTGGATGCAGAAAAGACCTTGAGAAACGCGCTGCGCAATACCGGGTTTGGCGGGTACTTGTTTATTTACGACGTGTTTGATGGAACCAAGCATTTCCGGGAAACGCTTTATTACAATACGCCGAAGCTCAAAGAGATGGAACGTTTCGGGGTGGAAAACGATTTGCGGTTTCTCCGGGTAATAGAAGGCGGGATACCGTTGTCCCGGTTAATGAAAAGTGAGGTGCCGTGGGCGGAAAAGGAATGCACTCCGGCGCTGTTTATCTTTGAGGTGTAAAACGTGATCTCACTTTGGAGGGGAGACGAAACTCTTGAACAAGCTGATGTTAAAGAGCCAGACCTTTCCTTACTCCTAAACGAGTTACGTCAGGCCCAGAGCGACGCCACCAACTACTATAACCGGATGGAAACAAGCCGTCTGTGGTGGCGCAGCGAATGGCGCGGACAAACCACCGATGGTCGGCAGCACTCGGACGAAATGGGAGAAGTTTTCCCGTGGGAAGGCGCCTACGACAGCCGTACACGAGTGGTGCAAACCCTGATCCGTGAGCATGTGAATTACGCGCTGTACGTGTTCTGGAACGCGAAGATCCAGGCGCGCAGCATCCGGCCGTTGACACAGGGTCGGCAAAAGAGCGTGGCGCAACGGATGTTGGAATGGCGGATCTACAACCACATGCAGAGCGAACTGATGCGGGAACTGCCGCTCTATTTCGGGTGGCGTTACGGATACGGGCTGGCGCTAATGTGGATAGAATGGGAGCAACAGCGGTTGGTGCAGAACTTTGACGTCAATCTGGCGACGCTCGACGATATCCTTACCGGGGGAAAGGCGCAGCAGGGACAAAGCATCATGCCGGAACTCCTGGATTTGTTTGCTGACCCCGAGAGAACAAAAGAAGCGCGGGATCTGATCAAGGGATTAAGTCCCCTTCTGTCCAACGGGGAAGCGGGCAAGATCGTGAAAGACCTGCGCGAAGTGCGCAGCGCCAAACTCCCCGTGAGCCATTTACTCTCGAACAAGCCCAAGTGGACGGCGCTGCGACCGGCAATAGATGTATTGATACCCAGCCAGGAAAGCAACATTCAGCAGGCCAGGTTTATTTCGTTGCGTGAACTGGTGACCGAGAGCGAGCTGACCGACCGGATCGGCACACACAATTACGACCCTGATTTTGTGGAAGAAGCGGTAAAGCACAAGGGGGAGTTTGCCGACTGGATGCAACAGACCCAGTGGAAGTACAGCGCCAGCGACAGCGATCGGGACATGATCGAACTGCACCACTTCTATTATAAGAGCATAGCAGAAAAGGAGGTGCCACGGGTTTACCGTACCGTGTTCAACGAGGCATCTATCGGGGGTCATAACCTGTATGCCACGCACGGGATGTTGGAATACGATCACGGGCAATACCCGTGCGTGGTCGGGCGCCGGACGTTTGAGCATCGCCCGATACTCTCCAGC